AGGAAGCGCCCAAGGAGCCGGAGCCGGTGGTAAAGGAAAACTTTACCGCTGTGGAGGGCGAGCCGGGGCTGATCCCGTGCCCCATCATCGGAGGCAAGGGAAACGAACTTTGGATCGTTGATATGCCGTGGGGAAATTCAATTGCGCTTTATAAGGCAGTTGGGCGTAAGGACTTTGATCACATCGAAACCAAAAACGGCTTGGACTTCGAGGTATTAGGAGCGTTCAATCCAAATGACCCGCCGATTCGTGCGTGGTTCAGGAAATAAATATTACTGATCAGTAATAGGAAAGAAGAGGATGCCATCTGAAAAAGTATTAGATTGGAATACACCGATCGGGCCACTCGATAAACCGGCGCCGGTACCTGTACCCGCTCCGGTCCCGACTGTCTTGTCGGATGAACCACCAGCCTGTCCATACAATCCCAGTCACGATGATATGGAAAAGGCGCTGTTGTCTGCCGCCCTATGCCAGCCAAAAGTGGTTGTGCCGTATTGTAATACCATAGGGCTGCCCAGCGGATCCTTTCAAGACCCCGTCCGCCGCAAGATTTACGCAACAATTCTTAGACAGTTTGCCGCCAAGAAATATATCGATCCGATGCTTATTTTGGATGCTTCCGGTGTGCCGCAAACTGTCTTCAATGAAATACTGGCTGTCGAGTCACAGCCGACCCATGGTGCTCATTACGCCGATATCGTTCACCGACAATACATCAAGCGCAAACTCGGGGAGCTTTCCCTTGCTGTCCAAGATGAATCAAAAAACAATGATGATGTATTTGAATCAATCGCTACTATCCAAAAACGCTTAGACGCAATCAAGCCGCCGGATACTGCCATAGTTGTCAGATCGCTGACTGATTTTACCGAACTGGAAATTGACCCGGAAAGTACGCTCTTAGGCAATCGGTTTTTGTGTCGGGAAGGTGGGATGCTGTTTGTTGGTCCGTCGGGTGTCGGCAAGTCGAGCGCCAGCGCTCAACAGGATATCCTCTGGTCTCAAGGTCTACCGGCTTTCGGTATCCAGCCGGCGCGTCCTCTACGGATTACCACCATCCAGGCCGAGAATGACGACGGCGACCTTACGGAGATGGCCACGGGGATCATGACCGGGCTCGACCTGGATGCTGAACAGCGCGAAACCGTCCGGAAGAACACATTCTATATCCTCGAAAAATCAAAGACTGGCGCGGGGTTTATCCGCTTTGTTGAATCCGTGCTACGCCTTACCCGGCCCGATATCCTGCGTCTGGACCCGCTACAATCTTACATCGGCGGCGATACCAGCGACCCGGAAGTCATGTCTTTGTTTGTTCATACCGGACTGAACCCGCTCTTGCAAGAATACCAATGCGCTTGTATCGTCAACCATCACACCCCGAAAACCAATACCAGGGATACATCCAAGTGGAAATCTACTGATTGGCAGTATGCCGGAGCGGGTTCCGCGGTCCTGACGAACTGGGCCCGGGCAATTATGGTGGTAGACCCCTGCAAGGATAACAACGATTTATTCCGATTCATTGCCGCCAAGCGCGGCTGGCGCGTGGATTGGGAAGACGACAATGAAGTCAAGACCATGTTTAAGCACTTCAAGCATTCCCGGGAGCATGGCATTATCTTCTGGGCAGATGCCAGCCCAGACGAGGTTGCTGTCATCAATGCGCCAAAATCCAGCATGGATCTGATCGACCTGGTGCCACCCACAGAACCAATACCCAAAGATGAATTGATAGCCAAGGCAAAGATTGTCGGGATAGGGATGAACAAGGCGAGAAAATTTATTAACGAACTGGTAGCGGACAAGAGCCTGTTCCTGTGGAAGATTGACCGCCCGGGGACAAGGCAGAAGATAGAACTGGCCCGGGTGCAACAGCCCGAGCCTGAATTGGAGGTATGATTTCCGCCCTTACACCCCCTGAAGCGCCGCCCTAAAATCACCACCGCCAAGTCTTTTTTGGCTCCGGTTCGGCCGGCGGTTCAATCGCCGGGACCGGCGCCGCAGTAGGGAATTGCTCTTGCTCCTGCCGCTTGTGATACGCCAAGGCCCGGTCATGACGCCATTTTGTCCATCGTGCGTTAGCCGCCTTGCTTTGCTTGGCCGGATCCTTCGGTAACTTGCCCATCACCGATCCTTGGCAACGGTGTACCGCGGCATGACATTGAAGGCATTCCGGACAAATACTACGCCATCCAATCATCCAGCCGTTTTGTCCGTCTGTCCCTTCAGGGTATGGGCAATCCTTCAGTTCCGTGTGTTCTCGGGCGGCTTGTTGGCCTTCCTGGTAAAATGGATCGTCTTTTATTGTGGACATATTTCTGCTCCTTCTACAAATAATTGCTTGCGTAACCGATACTTGTTTGGTCCCTGAACCCCACCAAATCCGCAGCAGCAATCCAATCCCCCGCAAAGCTCGGTCCATAGGCGCCGGACCTGGCGTTGGGATAACCGATAGTCCCGGGCAGTTGCCTGGGCCGTGGTCCCGTGGATATCATTGTGGAAAGTGAAACGCATCTTGCTGGTACTCCTTCAAGTCAAATAGGTTGGTTTTCCGCTCATTCCCGGCGTCCTGGTGGACCGCCAGCGCGCGTTCGTCCCGGGCGAGGATGATAGCGTGTCTGGATAATTGCGGCCTCTCTGGGGCATCCTCTACGTTTTTATCGGGTTTTTCCATAATTTCCTCCATTTCGGACCTTACATCTCACGGTTTACCTATCTTTTCGCACCAAATCGGTGCCGGCGGCCGCGGCGGGCTCTGGTCCAGCCTCCACCGGGCCAGGTCCGGGAGCAGCCGCCGGCAGTAAATCAAGTAAGTATCATCAGCAGGGCATAGGCTAAGCCCATAACGATTAGCCAGGCCACTACCGCGTCACAGATGATCAGGGTTATTTTGTGCATGGTGTCATTCCTTGGTCGCGGCGGTTAGAGCGGCACGGGCCGATTCAATCGCGGCGTCGGCTTCTTTTGTGTTGTCGCTGTCTCCCCAGCATTTATGTACCATGGCACAATGCTCAAACAGGGCTTTTAATGCTGTCACCAGTTCCCCCGCGTGCGTTTCCTCGTCAATGATTTTGGCCATTTCCCCGTAGGTTGCGGCCTGATTTACGGTAAGCCGTTTAACGGCTCTCATGGCTCCCGGCGTGTGTCCTGTCGTTTTGGTTGTCATTTCGTTTGCCCTCCCTTTGGTTTTGGTTGCGCCTCATCGGTGACGGCTTGACCGTCAGACCCGGACAGGGCCGGGTTTCGGCGTTCATGCGTTTTGAATGTAGGCGTTCAGGCCGACAATAATCGGCTTGCCGTCTACCAGGGCTGCGGTTGCCTGGTTGCCGCGGCTGCTGGCCACAACCAGTGTCTTACCGCTGGCGCTGGGCGCCGGTTTTTGCATTGGGATCGTGATTACCAGATTGCCGTCTTTAATTTCTACCTGCATTTCGTTTCCCTCCTTGTGCCGGGTGTCCGGCGGTTGTTTATGCTGTCGCTTGTTTCGCTTCCCAATACGGACTATAGGCGAATGGAATATCAAACCATATCAGCCCGTCAATCTGGCTTTTGAAAGTAGTCACGTTTGATTTATACTTATATCCCGCAATGATGCTGTCGCTTGCCATTGTTCGTTTGGCGTATAAGTCGCTTTCGTGGTGGTCTAATTCCACGTTGGCGGCTTTTAGTGTTTCGTAAATGCTGTTTTCCTCATACCTGTTCATGTCGTTTTTCTCCTTGTTGTTGCGGTTGTGTTAGTTACCAGCTCGTAATCTCGTCAATCACGTCTTGCGGAATGGCAGAATAAACCCACCGTTCCCCATAACGATAACCACGTTTGCCCGTTGTCACTTCTTCAGGGAAGCTGCCCGTTGCCTTATCGTTTGGCCCTGGTATCATTTCGTACTTGCCGCACGATATTAACATGGCGCAAGCCTTGGTATAATCATAACGCATATCGGGATATTGCGCTTTCCATAATGCCACTTGTTTTTCCTGTTCGGGCAGTCCGGCCTTCATGTCGTTTAAGTGATACTTTGCCCAAATAGCCGCAATCCGTTGCGCCTTTTTGTTTCCCTTAAACATGGCGGCAACAGTATCAACACATTGCCCGCCTTGCAATATATCCGTTTCGCGGCTGTTCCACACCTCAGCTTGCGCCGAAAAGCATGGGCCTTTATCCTTCAATTCAAGCTCCCATGTGATAAAAGCCTTGCAAACTTTGCGCCCGCGATTGTATCCGTCACATTTGCCCAGATATAATTTCCCTTGTTTCATAACTTTTTCTGCTGTTGCCGTTGTCGTTTCTGTCGTCATGGTTCGCTTCCCTCCTTGCGCCTGCGCGCGGTTAGTGTGGTCGTTATACAAAACGTAAAACCTGGTTCAATGCCTTTACTAAGTAACCCGCCAAAATTGCCTTGTGATCCCCGCCGATCATAATATAATCACCGTTACCGTTTGTGCTGATTATTTTCAACTGTGTGCCGTTTTCATAAGTACCAGTTAAAAGCTTCCAGCATTTCTTGTTTGTTGTCATCGTGCCCCCCTTGTTCGTTTGTGGTTGTCTGTTCATGTACCCTTATATAAAGCA